GAACGGGTTGATTGGCATGAGGTTCCTGGCCGGGATGAACAATGGAAGTATGATACAATTAGGTCGTTAGGTAGTAAAGATGCGTTTGATCAGGAATTTGGGAATAAATTTATAGAATCAGGTGAATCTATAGTAGATGATGATTTATACCAGAAGTTCAATATAGATATAGAAGAACCTCAGTACATATATGAAGAGGGTCATTATCATATATGGAGGGAACCCAAGCCAGAGAACATATATGTAGCCGGTGTAGATATTGCAGAAGGAGTTCATGAAAATGCAACAGTAATACAAATACTAGATATTACTAATATTGAAGAAATAGAACAAGTCGCTTGTTATTGCAGTAATGAAATTAGTCCATATAATTTCTCCACAAAATTACTAGAAATATTAAAACATTGGGGTTCGCCACCTGCTTTGATTGAACGTAATAACTGTGGTGCCCAGGTAGTTGATAATTTAAAGAATCAATATGGATATGAAAATATTGTTAATTATGCACCTAATATCAAAAGTAAGACATATGACAGGCCCGGTGTTATTGCACATACAAATACAAAATATAAAGGAGTCACTAATATGAGATATTGGGTAAATGAATTAAAATGTGTTACTATTAGAGATAAAGAAACCATCCATGAGCTGAAAAATTTTATTAGATATCCAAATGGAACATGGGCAGCACGGAAAGGAGCTGGGCTTTTGGATGATAGAGTAATGTCATTAATATGGGCTTTAATGATTTTGGAGGTAGAAATTACCGAAAAGTTTTTTGAAATTGTCCGGTTAGATGATAACAATAAACCATTAGAGCTTAAAATATTAGATTATGGCCTCAGGGCTTTTGAAGATCCTACAAAATTATTTGTCAACGAAGCCATGAAAGAAGAGTTTTCCCAAATGCCAATCCTATTTCCTAATTCACATGGAGAGGATTCAGAAATACACAATTTAGAAGGGCAAGGGTGGACACGCCATTGATATAAATATTAGTATATGTCAGATGCAATCAAACAGTCCCTTCTTAATAAGGCACGGAAAGATAAATTTATTATGGTGCTCACACCGCCGGATGTTATTAGGGAAATTAATACTAAATCTGAGAGAAGTAATAAAAAGGTCATTAATGATTCTATTCAATATAGTGTTTATGGTGCATTGATTCCAAAAATTACAGTACAGGACATTACAGCTGATTACTCAGGACAGAGTTTTAAATTTTCCAGTCATCACCGGCCGGCATATGAAAATATATTTGTAAATTTTACTATTGATAATAGATTTAATAATTATTGGGTATTATTCAAATGGATTAATGTTTTGAATAATAATCGAGAAGCAATTTATGATGCAGATAATATAATGAAGCGTCAAAATACTAAACCTCTACCAGATCCTCATTTATTGGAAGAATATTCTACCACATTGACAATATACGGACTAGACGAGTATGATAAGAGAAAGATACAATTTGACTTTATAGGAGCATTACCGGTATCACTTGGCCAAATATCATATAATTATAGGGACCCGATGGAAGCAGAATGTACATTTGAATTTGCATTTAGTCAATTCGCGACAAAATTGTTACCTTAATTTATCTTGAAATATTATATTGTCAACTAAAAAACCATAAATATTTTTATGGCACGAACAATCCAAAGCCCCGGTGTAGAAATAAAAGAAGTAGATCTTTCCCTTAGACCTCAGTTACCTGCTGGAACCAGTGTGTTTGCAACTGGTTTTGCAGCTCGAGGACCAACAGAAGAAATAATCCAAGTAGCTAGTCTCTCAGAATTTGAACAAATTTATGGTAAACCTACCAATGCAGCAGAGCGTTATTTTTACCATACAGTTAAAGGAATTTTTCAGAGCTCAGCAAATGTATTATTATGCAGGTTACCATATGGCCAAGGTGCTGGTGACACATCAGCTGACAAATACTCAGCATTAGTGTATCCTGTGGTCGCGCTTAGTGGTAGTATGGACGGTACAGGTCAACATTTACAAGGTGCTTCCGGAGGAATTGCTTATGGGTTGCACGGGCAAACATTTAAATTACTCTCGGGTGTGATTCAAGACTTTACGCTCTCCGCGGCAGATACATATTATATAGCTCCTCCTGCGACTGTTTCCTTAACCGAATCAGAATACCAAAAATTAATTGATGGTCAATTTACATGGGATAGCAGTGCTAAAACTTGCGCGGAGTCATGGATGGCCGCGGCAACTGCAATGCATTTGGTATCTAATCCTTTATCAAGCTTGGATCATATAGGCAAATCTGCTATTATTGTTCTAAACAAACGAAAAAATACCATTAATGAAAGATTTGAGGGCCAATATATTGGCTTGAAGGATAATACCAATTTAAATCCTGCTTCTGATTACGATAGTATCGTTGGAATTAAAAGCCTAAATAAAAATAATGCAAGGAACTTAAATGGTGGTAGTGGAGAACTGGAGATTCCGGGGCATCCATTTATTAATGGTAAGAGTCAGTACGAAGGGGAGTATACATCCATTCCCGAATCAAGATTAACATTTGCCCTATCCGCGACTGGACAGAAAGGATCAGTTGGTTCTGTTGCACAGGATATGGAAGATATATTCGGCGGGGATTTTTACTTTGATACAGATGAATATAGTGACATGATAACATTAGGTGTCTTTAAACTAAGGCAATCTACGTTAGATCCTGATGTCGTTAAATTGGATAAGATATTATTGGAATCATATACAGGCTCTTTAAATTATTTTAGAGAATTACCAAAACAGGACGGGACTCCATCAGCTTCAAAATTCTTAGAAAACGAAACACTAGCATCGAATAATATTAAAATACTAGTCAATCCATATATTAGTAAATATGGAGGAGACTGGTTGGATGATAACGGAAAACCAACGAAACGAGTAAGAATGATGACAAATCAAAGCGTTAGTGATGCGGATTCTTTCTTAGATACTACAGAGCAAACTCAATTATCTGGCACACGGGAATATTTATCATACAGTTCGAATGCAAACAGAAGTGAATCAAGGTCACTGTATCCAGCTGGTGTATTTAAAGAAGCTAGTGTATTGGGAGGAGAAGTTGGGTCAATTCCAAGTAAGCTCGATAATGTATTTGAATTAGTTGACAATCATGAATTATATCCAATTGATATTACAGTTGATGGTGGATTGAGTACCATCTGGTCCGGTTCATCAGGCGGTAAAATTAAATTTGATGATGAAGCATATTTCGATATTGGTGATGCAACTGAAGGAACTGGACTTTATCAAACTAAGATAATTGGAACAGATGATGCAGTGGCCGGGGATACTATTGCCAATTATAGAGAAGTTACTAATAGATTTGTGGATTTCTCTGCTAATAAAAGGAAAGATAATATATTTATTAGTGATCCTTTACGTTATGTATTTGTTCAAGGTTCAAATTCTAAAGTATTATCTGATAAAGCAAAGAATTTCTCACAACATGTTTATTGGCCTTTGAAGCATACCTATAATACAATCAATACTAGTTATGCTGCAGCCTATGCCAATTGGGGTAAAGTATTTGATGAATCTGTGAGCAAGCAAGTATGGTTACCATTGAGTGGAAAGATAGCAGCCTTGTATGCAAATACTGATTTAAACTTTCAACCTTGGATTGCACCTGCAGGCTTCACCCGTGGGGTTTTAAATACGGTAAACGACATCGCTTTATATCCAAAGCAAAAACATAGAGATCAGCTATATAAAATTAGATTAAACCCAATTGCAAATTTTCCAAATGATGGATTCGTCGTTTATGGTCAAAAGACAATGCAAACGAAGCCTAGTGCATTCGATAGAGTTAATGTAAGACGGTTATTTTTAAATTTAGAAAAAGCGACGAGATCGACTGTAAAATATTTCGTGTTCGAACCTAATACCCTATTTACTAGAACACAGGTAGTCAACGTATTAACTCCTATATTTGATAGGGCTAAGCAAACTGAAGGATTATATGATTATATCATAATTTGTGATGAAAGGAATAACACTCCGAACGTAATAGATCAAAATGAACTTGTAGTTGATATTTATCTTAAACCTGTTAGGGCCTCAGAATTTATTCTGGTTAATTTCTATGCATCGAGAACAGGTCAAGATTTTAGTGAAATTCTATCCTAACCCTAAATAATTAAAATGGCCGAAGTAAACTCCACAATTACAGAATTCTATAGACTTGCATCCACACGCGACTTTGCACGAGACTTTCAATTTAGGGTTTTGAGCATAGCTGGAATACCGGGGATCAG